ATGTAGTATCAGCAGCGTTTTTATAATAATCACGATAAATAGTACCATTAGTTTTATATTCAAAAGATTTGCCATATAAAGGTACATTATCAACATCATCTGCTTCATTGTTTCCAACAGAATTTATAGTACGATTTTGTATTTTCAAAAATGAACGAGTCATTATTTGTACACGGGCACTAGTCAATTCCATTTCAGATTTAACTTCAGGATACGAATCAGTAACACCGTAATCAATATAAAAAGCAATTCTTAACCACTGAAATGCATTTTCAACGCCCGTGCCATTAACAGCAGCCATAAAAGCTTCACACAAAGTGTTTAAATTACTAACATTTTTAGTAACAGGAATTTGAATGTTGTTTTCAACTTCTCCATCACGTAACTTATAAAACATACGAATGAATCCAGAGTAATATGTCCCATCAAGAATTGGTTGTAATTCGCTTCTTATAATATAATTAGCTTGATTAAACAATTTTTTAAACATTGATTTAGTAACAGCACGAGCAATTAAACCAGCAGGCATCGTGCTATGAGCAATATATCCAACTTGTCGATTAGTAGTGAAAGTATTATTATATTCTAATTTTTGAACAAAACCATAATCAGCACACTTGTCAAGAGAAGTATAATTTTTAATACGACGTCGGAAAAAACCAGAAGCTTTCGACGAATAAACACGACCACCACGTTTTGGAGTCGAAGCTTTTTTAAAACGACCATACAAATTACGAGCAACTCCACCTACAGCCCTACCAATTCTTGCAGCCCGAACAGCAGCCGCAACTGTAGGTGATGTATTTGCAGCAAGATTAGCAAGTGTATTAACAACAAAACGACCACCAGCACTTCGAATAACACTACTACCAGGTTGTCTTTTAACAACTTTAGTACTACTAGACATAGTACGGCGCAGTTTAGAACTACTAGCAGGAGTAAGATATCCAGAACGTTTTGGAGACATAAAAAATAAACAACAAACAATGAAATGTTTTGGTTTAAGGGAATGCAGGGAATAAGGGGATCCAGGGGAGGTAGCCAATAGACTCCGCTCTGTAAGTAATACTAGGTGGATACCAAGGTACCACGTTTTACAGAGCGTCGAGATGTTTGGCTTCCCCCCAATGATAGATGTAGTAAACACTGCGCAGGAGCAGCAGTGACAGATGTAGTTCCAGGGAAGAGGTTGACAAGCAACCCTTCCCTTCCTCACTGCGCAGGAGCAGCAGATTTAGATAATGAAGTCTCGGTTGCCGGGTTTGATAATTTAAGGGTCAGGGGCCCCTTAAATCACTGATGTAGGCGTCAGGATGAGGTTGACAAGCAACCCATCCTTCGCTTTAAGGGTCTAAAGCCCCTTAAATCATGTTAAATGATAGATGTAGTTTAGGTGCATATTGATCCAGGGAATAAAGACACTTTAGGCGCAATAACATCCATTGTGGAGTAAACACTGGATTTCCCCTGCAGGCACCAACTCAGTTCAATATTATAAATAGTAGACAGTAGATCTCATAAAATATAGAATGCCAGCTCAGCAATTCAGATACTTTTTATTAACAATCCCTCATAATCACTTCACACCATTCTTACCAAATGGAATCACCTATATCAAGGGACAACTCGAATCAGGAAACAACACCGGTTACACCCACTGGCAGATCCTTATACATACCAAACTTAAATCCACGGTTACGAAGATCAAGACAATTTTTGGAAATGCCGCACACATTGAACCATCCAGAAGTACTGCCGCAGATGAATACGTCTGGAAGGAAGATACGGCTATTCATGGAACTCGCTTTGAACTTGGACAAAAATCAATCAACCGCAACAATAACAAGGATTGGGAACAAATTAGAAACTTGGCAAGAGAAGGACGGTTGGACGAGTTGCCGGGCGATATCTACGTACGTCATTACAGCAACCTCAAAAGAATTGCTGTCGACCATATGCAAGCTGTTGCTGTTGAACGAACAGTTAACGTGTATTGGGGAAGGACAGGCGCAGGGAAGTCTCGAAGAGCCTGGGACGAAGCAACAGTGGACGCTTATCCTAAAGATCCTCGGTCGAAATTCTGGGACGGATACAGAGGTCAAGAACGCGTGGTTATCGATGAATTCCGTGGGGGTATCGACATATCTCACATGTTGCGATGGCTGGATAGGTACCCTGTTGTCGTCGAGGTCAAAGGATCTAGTGTTGTACTGAAAGCAACAAATATTTGGATAACAAGTAATATACATCCGAATGAATGGTATCCGACACTAGATCAAGAAACAAAGAACGCTTTATTAAGAAGGCTTAATATTATTCACTTTGACATGCTTTAATAAATTAATTTTACCAAGCTGCAGTATCAGGACCATTATCTTTAATTTTAATTGAAGGAGCTGTATGTAAAATTTTTCTAACTTTAAAAATGCAACCAGCATTAATTTGGTGTTCAAATGAAAGTCGAATTTCATTATCAGTACTAGAAGGATTATTAATCATTTTTTCAAAAGCAAATAATCGAGTTTTCCCAATCCAATATTGAGAAAATCGGCCATCGGATCGTTGTAAATCACGAGTACGAATAACCTTATTAAAGAATTGGTTATAACTAAGTGTAATATTTTCAGACATAACACTAGTTTTAATATCACCAGGTTGTAATTGAGTACCCATTGTTTTATAACAACCAACAATTTGAGAACTAAGAGGAACTTCAGCATACCACTTTTCTTTAGAAACATCTTCAGTAGAAGGTGCAGGTAAACAACCAGTTAAAGGATTGGTTGTTAAGCGCGATGTAGTATCAGCAGCGTTTTTATAATAATCACGATAAATAGTACCATTAGTTTTATATTCAAAAGATTTGCCATATAAAGGTACATTATCAACATCAT